CCTGTCAAGTGCAGGGTCTTTCAAAAGCTTCGCTTCAATACGCAATGTCTGTGTCGATTGTGAGCATCACGGCGTTGTGCAATGCATAACCACGTTGCAATTGGCGACCGATGATGGCGTTGACAGTGAAACTGTCTGTCATTTTTTGCTCAGCAAGCAAAGCTTGAATTCGGTCACGGATGATGATTTCAAGCTCATAAGCTAAAGCTTTGTCGATTGTGATGGTGACGTTTTGCATGATGTTTACTTTCAGTAAGTGAAGCCGATGAAAACTGTTTTGTCAGCCTTGACGAAAATGCTACGGCAAATGTCTTCGACATCCCGAAGCTCAAACGACTTCGTCGTCCTGTCATAGTCGCCCTTGATGTACACCTTGACGGCATCAGCTTTCCGTTTGACGTAGTCACCGGGTTTGACGTTTTTGAGCATGATGTTTTTCATTGTTTACCTTCGGTAAGACGACGACCCGATGCCGTCGATGGCCTCAATTGTACAGACCTTGGAAAAGCCCTGTCAACTGTGGGGCTATTTGACCCTGTCGATTGTAGGGGCTTTGTCGGTTTTGTCGCATGCACGATCTTCGATGGACGGGGTAGGTCGATAGCTTTTCTATATCGTATACCGCCTTTCGATAGCCCCCGGTGTAGATGAGAATCATTCGCATTTAGGAAAACAACGGTATCGGCAACTGTTTTTGAATCAGTTGTCAGAATCGAAGATTCCCTATACGTGACAATGACTTACGCATGCTCGGGTGATTTTACACACGCATATGCTTGTCACCCTGCGCTGCATATACACAGCCGCATACGCCTGCGCCGCCGCCTGCCTAGCCGGGGGCGGGCGTGGGCCGGGTGGGGGTGGGGCGCTATATGTATACCGCCAAGCCCACAGAAGGGTCTTTTTTGACCTGTTAACCACCACCGTCTAAAACGCTTCGTCTGTGTTCTATGTAGCCCACCAACGGCCTCTACCATGCCTACAATCGATTAACTGCACAGGACCTACACCACCCTACACTACCCCTACAACGACCCCCTACAGGACCATTAAAGCGTTTCCATCTAAACAGGCTATGCCGCTACAGAAAATCGACTGTGAAAACATAGACTCAAAACAGACAACAGCTTACAGTGCAGCAACTACTACCATTTAGCTACACTATGTTGCAGCAAAGCAACACTGTAAAAAATATCGCTTGACAAGATTTTCGAAACGAGTAAAACTATGGGGTGTAGGGGCTAGGGGCTATATAGGACTACATAGCAATGCAGTGAGCATAGATGATGTTGTTGATATGAATTGATGTTGCTCTGTGTTGACAAACAGTTATAGACAATCATCAAACGCTAAACACAGTCTATGAAGTCTATAAAGACGCTAACGCAATTTCGACTGTGAAGATACCAACTATAAGATATTTTTAGTTTGTCTTCTTTTGTTTACAATGTTGCGCTTAAGCGATATACTCTTCATCACTAGCCTACACATCTGTAGATAGGCAGCTATGAAGACCTATATAGAAGCATATGAATATTTTGTTGAGTAGAGAAGCTGTTGAAGCTAAAGGATTGTTGAACAGTCCCCCTTATTCTGTTGCAATGGATGTGTTTAAAGCTATGCATCGTGGCAACTTAGACAACACACATATACCGCACAGTGATGTCTATTACGTCAGAGCCTCTTTAGAAAAGCATACTGGCTACTACTTCCCTTTAGATGTTGTAGAGAAGGCTATGCGCGAAGAAGGTTGGCGAGACAGGCGCGGCAAAGGACGATATTGATATGGCGATTAAAAGAGGTAGTGAAGAGTTTAGCGGCTACAACAAGCCTAAAGCAACTCCCGATCATCCAACAAAGAGTCATGCTGTGTTGGCTAAAGAGGGTGACAAAGTGAAGCTCATTCGGTTTGGACAGGCTGGTGTTAAAGGCTCTCCAGAGGGTAGCAAACGCAATGAAGCCTTCAAAGCTCGTCATGCCAGCAACATTGCCAAAGGTAAAATGTCGGCTGCGTACTGGGCAGATAAGGTGAAGTGGTGAGTTGTAGTAATAAGTGCTATAACTTTGGTGTTGAGGCATGGCCTCTATTTTTTATTTAAGGAAACGATAATGGCTATGGACAACACAGCGGCTAAGGCTGCAAAATTGCGTGAGATGGCAAAAGACAAGAGCTTGCCTCAAGACGTGCGTAACACCTATCTCGACGAAGCTGTGAAGATTGAAGAGAAGGCTGCTACTAAGGCTGGTGTGAAATTGGCTAAGGGCGGTGCTGTTGGTAAAGCTCCTGCAAAGAAGCCTGCTGCTAAAACTCCCGCTGTGGTCATTGCTGTTGGTGTTGGTAAACCAAAGGGTAAGGCAATGATGAACAAGGGCGGTATGGCTAAGAAGGGTAAGTGCTGAAATGAAGCAGGGTCTATACAGCAACATTGCTGCAAAACGTGAGCGTATTGCTGAAGGCTCTGGTGAGAAGATGCGTAAGCCCGGTAGCAAAGGCGCTCCCACCGACAAAGCATTCAAAGAAGCTGCAAAGACAGCTAAGCTTGCTAAAGGTGGTGATGTCTCTAAGAAGCAAACCGCCAAAGTTGCCAAAGTGATGGGTGAGTTCAAAGAAGGCACCCTGCACAGCGGCAAAGGCGGCAAAGTTGTGAAGAGTCCTAAGCAGGCCATTGCGATTGCGTTGTCTGAAGCTAAAGTGAAAGCTAAGAAGTAATGGACGCTAAGCTTGCAAAGATCAGAAGTGTCGGCACCAACTTAACCGCTGGTGCTGCCAATACCATCTACACAGTTCCACCCAACCATACGGCTAAGGTGGAATTGTTGTTTGTTGCCAATACTACTTCCGGTAATAAGACAGTGTCGATTCAATGGCACGATGCCAGCTTGAATACACAATATTACATTGTTGGTGGTTACACCGTTTCTTCTTATAGCTATCTGAAACTTGACGGTAGCTATCTGGCATTGAGCGCTGGTGATCACATTGTTGTAACGCCTGAAGCTGGCTCCACTATGGATGCCACTGTCAGTGTTGAAGAATATTACGATCCTTTGAATGGTGGATGATGGCTAAGAAAGAACTAACAGAACAACAGAAGCGCTTCCTTGAAGTGTTGTTTGCTGAAGCCAATGGCAACATCAATCACGCTATGCGTATGGCAGGGTTCTCTGAAGGCTATAGTCGTCGTCAACTCACCAATGCGTTGAAGGAAGAAATCATTGAAGCTACACAGCTTTACATTGCTATGGCGGCTCCAAAGGCTGCGGTGGCAATGATTGCTGCCATTGACGATCCTACAGAGCTTGGTCTGAAGGAGAAGATGTCGGCTGCTAAAGACTTGCTTGACCGTGCTGGTTTGGTAAAGACTGAGAAGGTGCAAGTGGAAAGCAACACAGGCGGTGTTATGATATTGCCTGCTAAGGAACGCGAAGAAGAATGACCACTGACTACGACTTTGGACTTGGTGTCTATGTATTGCCACAACCCAAAGACGCTAAAGAATATGTTAAGATTCCAAGATTGGGAAGAACTATCCCTTTTGGTTATGTAGTTGATGAAGCTGATGATGGATGGCTTGTTCCAGTTCCTCTGGAGATTGAGGCGCTTGAGAAAGCTAAGAAGCATTTGAAGCAATATAGTTTGAGACAGGTTGCTGCTTGGCTCACTACTGTGACTGGTAGAGAAATAAGTCATGTGGGTTTAATGAAGAGGATTAAGAGTGAACAGTCCCAAAGACGTAAGTCCTCTACTTATCGAGAGCTTGCCGACAGGTACGAAAAAGCCCTTAAGAAAGCGCAAGAGTACGAAAAAAGAACAGGCACCGGACAAGACAGCTTCTTCGGTAGTGATCGATTCGTCAAACTTAGCGCCACCTTCTCCGACAACAGCACCGATAGTTGAACCTGTTGAGTATGAGAACGTCATATTCAAACCCAACCCCGGCCCTCAGACAGCTTTCTTAGCTGCTCCTGAGCGCGAAGTGTTATATGGTGGTGCTGCTGGTGGCGGTAAAAGCTATGCCATTCTTGCCGACCCTCTTCGCTACATCGCCCATCCACAATTTTCTGGACTCATTCTTCGTCACACCACTGAAGAGTTGCGTGAACTCATTTGGAAATCGCAAGAGATGTATCCAAAGATATATCCCGGCATCAAGTGGTCAGAGAGAAAGATGCAATGGCAGCATCCAAGCGGTGGCAAACTGTGGATGTCCTACCTTGACCGTGATGAAGATGTCATGCGTTATCAGGGCTTGTCGTTTTCCTACATCGCTTGGGACGAGTTGACGCAGTGGCCTACGCCGTTTGCGTACAACTACATGCGTTCTCGTCTGCGTACTGCTGCTCCAGACCTGCCAGTGTTCATGAGAGCCACCACCAACCCCGGTGGTCCCGGTCATCAATGGGTCAGGAAGATGTTTATTGTCCCTGCACCGCCCGGTAAAAGCTTCTATGCCACCGATATTGAGACGGGACAGATGTTGGTATACCCCAAAGGGCATAGCAAAGAGGGTTTGCCGCTGTTCAAACGCAAGTTTATATCGGCTAAGTTGGTAGACAACCCCTATTTGGCTGAGTCTGGTGACTACGAAACCATGTTGTTGTCTCTACCAGAGCATCAACGTAAGCAATTACTTGAGGGCAACTGGGATATTGCTGAAGGTGCAGCGTTTTCTGAGTTCAACAGAGCCATTCATGTGGTGGAACCCTTCGCCATCCCTTCAAATTGGCCCCGTTTCAGGTCTTGTGACTACGGCTACGGTAGCCATAGCGCTGTTTTGTGGTTTGCTGTAGCGCCTGACGACAGTTTGGTTGTCTATAGAGAGCTTTATGTCAGCAAAGTGCTGGCAGAAGACTTGGCTGTGATGGTGTTGAACGCTGAATCTGAGGAAAAGATTCGGTATGGGGTGTTAGATAGCTCATGTTGGCACAAACGTGGTGATACTGGACCCTCTATTGCTGAGCGAATGATTATGAAGGGGTGCAGATGGCGACCCGCTGACCGCTCTGCTGGTAGTAGGATTGCTGGTAAGAACGAAATACACCGCCGTTTGCAGGTTGACCAGTACACAGATGCACCTCGTATAGTGTTCTTTAACACCTGCACACAGATCATCGCTGACTTACCAACTTTACCAATTGATAAGACTAACAGTGAAGATATTAACACTAAAGTGAGTAATGATCACACATATGATGCTTTACGCTACGGTGTTATGAGTCGTCCACGCAGTGGCTTGTTCGACTTCGACCCTGCTGCTCAGTCTTCTGGTATGAGAGTGGCAGACCCTGTCTTTGGATATTGAAACATTTACTACTAAGAGGTTAAGTGATATACCTCTGCAACCTTATTACGGAAATCTATGGCACTAATTGACAAACCACAAAGCGACAAGAACCTTGTGCTGGATGATTCTTCTAAACAGGAAGATACATTCAAGGCAGGTGGTCTTATTTCGTTTATCAATGAGCGATATACCCGCGCTGAAGAAAGTCGTCGCTCGGATGAGACACGTTGGTTACGTGCCTATCGCAACTACCGTGGCATCTACGGGCCTGACATGCAGTTCACAGCGACAGAGAAGTCGCGTGTGTTTGTGAAGGTGACAAAGACTAAGGTGTTGGCAGCATACGGTCAAATCATTGATGTGTTGTTTTCTAACAACAAATTCCCCCTGAGCATTGACCCGTCTGTTTTGCCTGAAGGTGTGTTGGAGTCGGTCCATTTCGATCCCAAAGCCACTGGCGGTGCTACACCAACCATTCCTTTCGGTGAAGAAGGCGCTGCCAATCTTCCACGAGACTTCGACTTGGACAAGCTGGAAGAGATGCTTGGTTCGATGAAGGATGACTTGAAAGACCTTCCCGGTTTGAAGAAGGGACCGGGACAGACACCAACGTCTGTGACATTCAGTCCAGCGATGGTGGCGGCTAAGAAGATGGAGAAGAAGATTCATGACCAGCTTAACGAAAGCAACATGAATAAGCACCTGCGTTCAACAGGCTTTGAAATGTCGTTGTTCGGTACAGGTGTTATGAAGGGTCCGTTCGCTGTCAACAAAGAATATCCCAATTGGAAAGAAGACGGTACCTATTCTCCTACAATCAAGACAGTACCTGAAGGCTCTCATGTTTCCATCTGGAACTTCTATTGGGACCCAGACGCGAACAACACTGACGAATGCCAATATGTCATTGAGCGTCACAAGCTGTCACGCAGCCAGCTTCGTCAATTGAAGAATCGCCCACACTTCCGCAAGAATGTCATTGACGACATCATTGCTGGTGGTGAAGGCTATGAGAAGAAGTATTGGGAAGACACCATCAAAGACTACTCTTTGAACTATGGTGTTAATCGCTTTGAAGTGTTGGAGTATTGGGGCAACGTTGATGTTGAGATGCTCATTGAAAACGAAGTGGATGTTCCAGAAGAGTTGAAAAATGTTGGTGAGTTGCAAGCAAACATTTGGTATTGCAACGGTAAGATTTTGCGCTTGGTGCTGAACCCGTTCAAGCCTTCCAAGATTCCCTATTACGCTGTTCCTTATGAACTCAACCCCTACAGCCTTGCTGGTATTGGTGTTGCAGAAAACATGGACGACACACAAACTTTGATGAACGGCTTCATGCGTATGGCTGTTGATAACGCTGTGCTGTCTGGTAACTTAGTGTTTGAGATCGATGAAACCAACCTTGTTCCGGGACAAGACTTGAGTGTTTACCCCGGCAAGGTGTTTCGTCGTCAAGGTGGTGCTCCCGGTCAAAGCTTGTTCGGCACTAAGTTTCCTAACGTGTCTCAAGAGAACCTTCAGTTGTTTGACAAAGCTCGTCAGCTTTCCGATGAAGCAACAGGAATGCCTTCGTTCGCTCACGGTCAAACTGGTGTGAGCGGTGTTGGTCGTACAGCTTCTGGCATTTCGATGTTGATGAATGCCGCCAGCGGCTCCATCAAAACTGTGATTAAGAACGTTGATGACTATCTGTTGGCACCAATCGGTAGAGCCTTCTTCAGCTTCAACATGCAGTTTGATTTCGATCCTGAAATCCGTGGTGACTTGGAAGTCAATGCCCGTGGTACAGAATCATTGATGGCTAATGAAGTGCGTAGTCAGCGTCTGATGCAGTTCTTGCAGATTGTTAGCAACCCTGCCTTGATGCCCTTCGCTAAGATGCCTTACATCATTCGTGAGATTGCAAAGGCTATGGACCTTGATGAAGACAAGGTTACTAACAACATGGAAGAAGCTGCTCGTCAAGCTGCGTTGATGCAGCCTGCTGCTCCTGCCGCGCCTGCTGAGCAAGGTGGTGCTCCTGCTTTACCGGGTGTACAAGACATGACAGGTGGTGGCGGTGGCAACATTGGTATTGGTGCTGCTCCTGTACCGGGTGAGCAAGGCTTTAGTGCTGCTCCCCAACCTGCACCTACCGGGACTGTCTAATGGATAAGGCGTTTCTTCCTAAACTCAAGGCTATGATAAGTAGCCCCAATCTGTGGGATGCTTTTGTTGAGAAGCTTGACTACGACATCGAGCAACATCAACGCAAGTTAGAACAAGCAACCGAAATGGCTGATGTGTTCAAAGCGCAGGGTGCGATTGTTGCACTGCGTCAGTTGAAATATTTGAAAGACGAAATCAATGCAAAATGAAATGAACCAATTGTTAGCCGAAGGCGGTGTCATGCAAGAGGGCGGCACAGTCGATCCAGTTTCTGGCAACGATGTACCACCCGGTGCTATGCAAGAAGAAGTGAGAGACGACATTGACGCTAAGCTCAGCGAAGGTGAGTTTGTCTTTCCAGCCGATGTGGTTCGCTACATTGGTCTTGAAACATTGATGAGACTTCGTGACAAAGCCAAGACTGGTCTGAAGAAGATGGAAGAGATTGGTCAGATGGGTAACGCTGAAGAAGTGCCCAACGGTGAAGCTCTTCATGGTGAGGGTGAGATGGATGAAGAGTCTTTCTCGTCTGAGATTGATTCCATCATGGGTGAAGAAGGCGAACGTGAGTACGCTGAAGGTGGTTATGTTGGTGGTACAGAGAATCAACAACTGTACGGTAATGTGCCATTGAAGGGTTTTGAAATGGTGGCTATGACCAACGATGAAGGTCAAGTCATCTATATTCCATTTA